ACTGTGCAAACAATTTATCTATACTTGAACAAATTCGGATTAAAAATGGGAAGAAAGGGTAGAAGATGACAGAAGATGATCACCTTATTGCTGCAATGAGCGAGCTAATTGACATGAGTAAAGTTGCACCAGCAGGTAAAGAGATACTAGTTCAATGCCTTGAAATTTGTGCTTTACTCTTAGAGAAAAATATTAGCTATGGAAACTCAGCACTTGATCCAATATCTGTTTTTGCAAAAGACGTAGACCCTGGGAAACAATTAGATATAAAGATTGATGATAAAATTAGTAGAATTAAGAGGGGTGTAGAATTTCCAGGCGACGACACCATCCTTGACTTGGCAGGGTATCTTGTGCTAAAATTGATACACCAAAAGTCAGTAAGGGTAAATGGAGGTAAAGATGGGACGACGCAAGAAAGTACAGATTAATGATCCATTTGTTCGTGAGACAAGCTTTGTTACAGAAGAAGGCAAGACTGTAACACAAGGAGATCTTATTAAGATAAAAGGTATATGGGGAACAAAGTTTAGATTTCATCAGCATGTAACTAACCCAGATATTAATAGATCATGGATTGATTGCGTTGAATTAGAAAAGGGTGTTGGCTGTGGTATGCGTTCCTTCTATCCAGATCGTGTGAAGGTAATGCCTAAGAAACGAGGAAAGCGTGTCAAAAGAAATAGATCTAGTCAAGCATCTTGATGAAGTAAATAAGGTTGCATCTGAATACCTCAAAGGAACAGACACAGCACAAATAGCAAGAGACTTAGATATGTCTCGTCAGCGTGTCATGGCATTGCTCAATGACTGGCGTAAAATGGCTGCTAATAATGAGGCTATTCATGCTAGAGCAAGAGAAGCACTTGCAGGTGCAGATCAACACTATTCTAGCCTAATTAAAAAGGCATATGAGGTTATTGATGTAGCAGATCAAACAGCTAATCTTAATGCTAAAACTACCTCCATAAAACTTATTGCAGATATTGAAGCAAAAAGGCTTGACATGCTTCATCGTGCAGGGCTTTTAGATAATAAAGAAATTGCAGAAGAACTTGCTCGTATGGAAGAAAAGCATCAAATACTTATCAATATTCTTAAAGAGATTGCTTCTAAGCACCCCGAGATTCGTAATGAGATTATGACAAAGCTCTCCGCCGCAACTGATGGAGTGGTCATAGTTGACAATTGATTTTTCAGACTTCATAGAAGCACTTGATGATAACCCATTTGAAGAAGAACCAGTAGATGTTTATACCTTTGTAACATCATCAGATTACTTAGGACAGCCAGAACTATCTCACTATCAGTATGTTCTGGTAGAATGCATGAGTCAGATTTATAGACAAAAAGATCTAGAAAGATTGATGGGAAAAGAAAATGGTGCAGAACATTATAGACGCTTTACTAAGTCAGAGGTTATTTTACAGCTTGGCAAAGGCTCAGGTAAAGATCATACTTCTACTGTGGGTTGCGCTTATCTTGTCTACAAGCTTCTTTGCTTAAAAGATCCAGCAAAATATTTTGGTAAACCACCAGGCGATGCTATTGACATTATAAACGTGGCTGTCAATGCTCAACAAGCCAAGAATGTTTTCTTTAAGGGGTTTAAAAATAAGATTGAAAAGTCACCATGGTTCGCTGGAAAGTACGAATCAAAGGTAGACAACGTAGAATTTGATAAAGCTATAACAGTTTACTCAGGTCACTCAGAAAGAGAGAGTCATGAGGGTCTAAACCTTATGCTTGCCGTTCTTGATGAGATTTCAGGATTTGCTCAGGAATCAACTAGTGGAAATGAGAACGCGAAAACAGGTGAAGCAATATATAAAGCATTCCGTGGCTCAGTAGATTCACGTTTTCCTGATTATGGAAAGGTAGTTCTTCTTTCTTTTCCCAGATATAAGGGAGACTTTATTTCTAAAAGATATGATGACGTTGTTGCAGAAAAAGAAACAGAGTTTAAGAAGCACACTTTTGTATTAAATCCAGCACTACCAGAGGATGATCCAGGAAATACGTTTGATATTGAATGGGAAGAGGATACAATACTTTCTTATAAATTCCCTGGAGTGTATGCACTCAAAAGACCAACATGGGAAGTAAATCCCACAAGAAGCATTGAAGATTTTAAGCTTGCCTTTTATACAGATCCTCAAGATGCAATGATGAGATTTGCTTGTATGCCAAGCGTATCTTCTGATGCATTTTTTAAGTCTAGAGACAAAATAGAAAAATGCTTGGCTCTTCGTAATCCCCTAGATCAATCCAGAAGATTTGATCCTAGCTTTAGACCAAACCCAGATACAACATATTTTATCCACGCTGATCTAGCACAAAAACATGATAAGTGTGCAGTTGCAATTAGCCATGTAGAAAAGTGGGTGGAGGTTCAAACATTCAATGACTACACACAGGTTGTACCATTTGTAGTAGTAGATGCCATAGCATGGTGGGAGCCTCGTAGAGAGGGTCCAGTAGACTTGTCAGAAGTTAAGAATTGGATTATTGACCTTAGAAGAAATGGATTTAATCTAGGACTAGTAAGCTTTGACCGCTGGCAATCATTTGATATTCAGAGGGATCTCAAGAGTGTTGGTATTAATACGGAAACTCTTTCAGTAGCTAAGAAGCACTACGAGGACTTGGCAATGCTTTTTTATGAAGAAAGAGTTGCTGCACCACATATTGAAATATTGCTAGAAGAGCTGCTAGAATTGCGTATTGTGTCTAATAATAAAGTTGATCACCCAAGAAAGAAATCAAAGGACTTGGCAGATGCTATGTGTGGATCAGTCTATAATGCTATCTCTCACTCCAAGCGTGAGTCGTTTGGAGAAATTGAAGTGCATACATGGTCCTCATTTAAAGCAGACAGAAACAGGGAATTGATTGAAGAAAAAGAAAAACCACAATTGACACCTGAGATAAAAGATTACCTATCTAGTTATAAATTGATATAGGAGAAAAATGTATAAAGTTGGAAGAGCACTGTGCTTCGATGATATTTTATTGGTTCCACAGAAAAGTTCTGTGCTATCAAGACATGAAGTAGATCTTGGTATGTCAATAGGTTATAAAAAAAGAAAGATAGATTTATCTTTACCGATTATTGCATCTCCTATGGACACAGTATGCGATGTTGATATGTGTGTTGCAATGGCAAAAGCTGGAGGTATTGGAATACTTCATAGATATATGTCGTACCCAGAACAAATACTTAAATCACAAAATCTAATTGAGCAGGGTATAGCGTTTGGTGTTGCTATCGCATCTAACAATGGTTATCTTTCACAAGCAGATCATCTTTATAATATAGGTGTTAGATTTTTTCTTGTAGATACCGCGAATGGTCATTCAAACTATGCAATAAAGGCTGTAGCACAGCTTCGTAATACATTTTCTGATGCACATATTATGGCTGGAAATGTTGCCACTAAAGATGGTTTTCTTAGACTGGCAGAGGCGGGAGCAGATTCAGTCAGAGTTGGTATTGGTGGCGGTAGTGCTTGCACAACAAGAATTGTAAGTGGTCATGGTGTTCCAACATTGCAATCTATTCTAGATGTTTCTGAAACTTTTCAAGAGTGTTCTGTGGTTGCAGATGGAGGAATAAGAAATAGCGGTGATATTGTTAAAGCTTTTGCAGCAGGTGCAGACGCAGTAATGCTAGGATCAATGCTTGCTGGAACAGATGAAGCACCAGGAGAAATACTTACAGATCACAATAATCGTGAAGTAAAAACTTTTCGTGGTATGGCAAGTGCTGCTGCACAAAAAGAAGCAACAGGAAAAATATCTGTGGCAGAAGGAATATCTACAACCGTTCCTTATAAAGGCTCTGTCAGTCACATACTTGATCAAATACGTGGTGGACTCGGAAGTGGATGTTCCTACACTGGTGTAGATAAATTATCTTATCTAGAAGAGTTTGCAGAATATGTTACTGTGTCTGCTCTTAGTATGAATGAGTCTATTCCACATGCAAATATGGGTTAAAATAAATACATGAGTTATGAAGATGACGAGGTTAATAAGTTCATTGATTTTTTAGTAGAAATGGGAGTGCTCAAACCCATGGGATTTAATGTGGATATTGGTGAAGATCTTTTTATCATAACAGAAGAGGCAGCAGATATAATTCCAGAGATACCAAAAATTAGAGAAAAAGAAACTAATCAGGCGATATTTGAGCTTTGGCAAAGAAATATGCTGGATGTTGTTTTTGATGAGGAAGGTATGCCCATGGTTTCTCTTAATAAAAATAGTACAGATAAAGAAAAAATAGAAGAAATAGATGATCCAATTCTTAAAAATCAAATGTATATGATAGTTTCTATATTTTCTGATTACTTTGACAATAAGTGATATAATTAACTATGCCCTGGGAAATCAGACAAGGAACTTCTCAATGTTCAGGATATGGCGTTTTTAAAGAAGGCACTAGTGAACTAGAAGGTTGTCATACAACCAGAGAAGCCGCACAAAGACAAATGGCTGCATTATATGCATCAGAGCCAGAGGCTGCAGAAAAGGAAGTTATCACAAGTGATAAGACTCCTAATAAATATCCACAATCTCTAAATCCAAAAGATAAGAGAAGAAAGAGAAGAGTTATGGTTGACACATATAAGTCAATGCACGATGGTCATGATCTTTATAGTATGCTTACCCCAGAGGAAAAAGCCTTTCATGATGCATTAGTAGGGATAGCAGAGCAATACGGACCATTTGATCAGGGCACTTCAAGTATCTGGGTTGGATATGAGACACCTGATGAAAATGAAGATGCTGCCATTGGTGTCAAATGTGGCAATTGTTCTTTTCATTATGAAGCAGAAGACGGTGGACTTGGATGCAAGATTTTATCTTATAAGGTACAAGAAAATGCAAAATGCAGACTCGCTGCAATTCCAGACGGCTTAGTAAATCCAGAAATGGCGGAACCAACAATGAATAGAAATGAAATGCAAGAATTCGTAGACGATATGATGGAAAGAATCGGCAAGGCTGATAACGTTCGTGTCGGTGAAATGGTTTCTTGGAACTCTAGTGGTGGAAGAGCCACAGGTAAAGTAACAAGAGTTATTCGTAATGGCAAGTACAACGTGCCAAATTCAGACTTCACAATTACGGGAACACCAGATGATCCTGCAGTTGCTATTAGACTTTATAGAGATGGTGAGCCAACCGATACAATGGTTGGACACAAAATGAGCACGCTCAGAAGGGTAGGTAAATCAATGAATCCAGATCTTGAAAAGGCAATGGACATTATTAATTCCTTGACAAAAGCACATCATGATATGAAGGAAGAAGCAAAGGCTCATAACATGGATGAAGAAAAGTCAATGCATGAAGACGAAGAAGACGAAGAAATGCAAGCAAAGGGATATAAGGACAAGAAAAATAAGTCCATTGATTCTGATAGCGCACAGCAAACAGAAGTTCCTGCAGACCTTTCATCAATCTTTACAAACATGCCACGACATGCAAAGAGAGTAAATACTACTGGAAATGCTCCAGTTAACTTTACATTTCTTCAGGGCGATAAGTAATGGCTGACACATATAAGCCCACCTCTGGTATGCAATCTGCTGCTCGTCGTGCCTTGCGATGGAAAGAAGAAGGTAAGGCAACAGGAGCAGGTACTCAGGTAGGCTGGACTAGAGCTGGTCAACTTGCTAGAGGAGAATCACTTTCTTTGGATACAGTAAAAAGAATGTATTCATACTTTTCTCGTCATGAAGTTGATAAAAAAGGCAAAGACTTTTACAATACCTCCAATCCTTCTAATGGAAGAATTATGTGGGATGCATGGGGTGGAGATGCAGGATTTTCCTGGTCAAGAAGAATTGTACAAAGAGAAGCAAAGAAGCATATGTGGGTAGATACTCCATTTTCTTTGTTCAAAACTATTGACAACGAAGACTAATTGATGTATTATCTTATTCTAAAGAGGGAGAGATAATGAATGAAAATGATCAAGCTTTACAGACTATGGTTGAGTATTATCGTAACAAATGTAATAAACTTGAGCATGATTTTCTTGTCTATAAAATCGGGGCTGAAAACATCATACGACAACTTAAAGATTCAATCACAGAGAAAACTGAACAAGTCTCAGAATAATGAAACCCAGCTTACTAAAATGAGAAAAGATAGAACTTTAACGGTTGCAATTGTTGGTGATAAGGCGTATTGGGTACACGACAACACTTTCTATGAAAGCAATGTTGTTGATGGTCACATTGATAAAGAATCAGCAAAGCCCATTGACGCTTTTAGCATGTCAAAGAAAAAGTTTGATCAATTGTTAGACATACTAGATAATATTACATAATATGAATTCTTTTATGTTTATAGTTTGGCTAAATATAGCAATCATACAAATTATATTGTTTTCAATTTTTTTGTTTAAAAGTAAATAAAACTATTGACTTTTTTATCCCTTTTGTATATCATATTGGTAAAGGAGGATAGCTATGATTATTGCCGTACAAGGCACAAAGGGTTTTACAGACTATGATACTTTCATGCGTGCCATGGGAGTAGCTTTGTCTCAGCCCAATAACGAAGATATTGTTGAGGTATGGTCTGCTGGACCACACAAGGTTAATTCTTTTACTGCTGCTTTTTGTAACTCAGTAGAAAATTATCTAAAGCAAAAAGGATACAAGGTAATATTCAGAAAGCTACCCGAAAAATATATTTCTGACAATATTGATTATGTAACATACCTTGCATACTTTAGTAAGAAGGGTGAGCAGCCCTCACGACTTGTTGCCGCTGCTGAGTTGGCAGAGGTAGAGACAGGCATTTATAGGTATTAATATGCTGAGTAAAACTGACGTTTCATATCTTAATATTGCACGATACTTTGCTGAGAAATCAGAGGAAAAGAAAAAGCATGGTGCTGTAGTTGTTAAGAGTGGCAGAGTTGTAGGAACTGGCTACAACAAATATAAAAACCACCCATTGTTTATTTCAGAAGAACATATTAAAATGCATTCTTCTCGCCATGCTGAACAAGTAGCAATAAAAGAAGCGGGATCAAATACAAAGGGTGCTATTCTTTATGTTGCCAGGGTGAACAACCAGGGTATTGATAGAAATAGTAAGCCATGTAAAATATGTCAAAGATTGATAAGAGAATCAGGAATTAAAAAGGTTATTTACACAATGGAGGAAACATGTCCCTAAGCTCTTGGTCCGTTGTGTTTTTTCTTGCACAATTTGTTTTTTATATGAGCATTTATTTTGCAATGTTTACACCACCACATCTAGTTAAGTTTGTTTTGGCTGGATTTACATGGCTTATCCAATTATTTGTTACTTTAATTTATGGAATGTCAACGGGACAGATAGGTTTCGTAATGATGTTTTTCCTTGAAGTAGCAATGATAATGTTCGTGTACGCTATCACAGGAAAGATGAAATACTATGAAGATAACAGAACTAAGTGAAGCAGAAAGAATTGTTAGCAACAATCCAGACCTTTCCTGGGACGGCTGGAATATCCAGTATATAGTTCAAGATGATTATGCCGAATTTCTTCACATAGGATTCTTCGATCCATTCTCACAAAAATGGTATAAGAGATTTATTTTTGAATGCCTAGAGGACGGCTGGGACATTCCAGATTCGGTGATATTATGAGAAAAGAATGGCAAACTAAAGCTAGATGCTTAGATATGAATACCGAATACTTTTTTGACAGATATGAAGAAGATGTAGACTTTCGTAGCGGAATAGATTCCCTGTGTAAGTCTTGTCCAGTTCAAAGAGAATGTCTTGCTGCTGCAGTAAGTAGACAAGAATGGGGTGTTTGGGGTGGGGTATATTTTGAAAAAGGCAAAATATCAAAAGAGTTTAATAACCATAAGAAAGAAGAAGAGTGGTTTGATATCTGGAAGTCTTTGACAATGGAGAACAAATGATATATACTCCACAGATGAAATCGGCAGTAAAGTCAATTAAGCCACCACATGAATTCGTAATAGATATTGTTGAGTATGACATGAAGGGGCATCAGTTTATTGGCATTAGATTTTATGAAAGCCAATGGGAATACTACAATGAAAAAGAAAGACTTGACTGCATCTTGTATTTAGACAAGGTTAAGTCTATAATAGAAAGGTTTGGTGTCAGGGTCACCCTTGATCCTGTCATTGATACGGGTAACAATCTACCCACTAAAAAGAAGATACGAGGAAAAGGAATAACACAATGAGTATGATTACGGTAGTTGGAAATTTAGTTGCTGATCCAGAGACAAAGACAGTCGCTGGACACAAGCTATCAAAGTTGCGTATTGCAAGCAACGAAAGAATCAAGGACAGCGATGGTCAGTGGAAGGATGGAGATACTACCTACATTGACGTTGCCTGCTGGCGTAGGCTTGCAGAAGGCTCTGAATCACTAAGAAAGGGCCAGAAGGTCATTGTTTATGGCAAGCTAAAGGGTCGCTCTTTTGAGCGCAATGATGGAACTAAAGGCTATGCATATGAAATTGAGGCATCAGAAGTTGGAACCTCCATTGCAGTAAAGGCTGCTACTAAGGTAGAGCCAGATCTAGATAGCCCTTGGGACTAACTGATACAATATACCTGGAGAAAAAAATGGATTTTGAGCAAAAGTGTGCAATCATAGAAGAGGTTGCCAGGGACTTTACTGTTGGAGATTTAGATAGAGAATTTTTCTCTGACTTTATAATCTACAATGATCTAGGATTGCCACTTGCTCAAATAATAGTTTATGACTTGGGAACTCTAAATAGTGATGGTGAAAGGGTAGTAGAAGAAACTTGGAAAAATCTTTGCGAACTACTAGACCTTGACCCTGATGAAGAGTACCTGTCACTTGATGAAATGCTAGACATATATGAGTTAGATTCGG